GAACGGCCGCTCGTCCTTCCTCGAAAAGTGCGCGTTCGCCGTGACCGCGAGAAGCGCGGCCATCCGTCCGTCCTCGCTCGGCGTTCCCCATGGCTCGAGGTTCCAGAACGCCTGCCACTCTGCGAACTGCCTGCTCGTTAGCCGGCGCTGGAGTCGCTCGACGTCGGGCTCGCCGAAGGCGAGCGCGAGTCGGAGCCAGAAGCGACGCTCAGGCCGGCGCCGGAGTTTCCCTCGAGCTCGCGGACGTCTTCCTTGCTCAGGCCGTTGAGCCGTTGCGCGACGGCGAAGACGCGATCGAGCGCGGCCGCACTCTTCGCGCCGAGTCGCTCGACGTCGTCCGCCGACGAGAAGAGCGCCTCGAGCTTCTCGTCGCAGATACAGAGCGCACACAGTCGCGCGCGGAGGCCTCGCCGGTCCGCCGCGGCGCCGCTCTTCTCCGCGCGGTTGCGAGCGTCGAGCTCGCCGAGCTCCCAGGCGTCGCGCTCGTCGCCGCCCAGGCTGCGGACCATGACCTCGCCGCCCCACTCCGGCACGGAGACGACCTCCGTCTTCCGGTCGGGAGCGGCGAAGATCTGGTCTCTCGTCAGAAGTGACATGGAGCCTCCTACGTCCAGGTGATATCGCCGGTGATCCGGAGCGTGATCGCCGCCTTCACGACGTCGTCCTTCTGGCCGGTCCGGCGGAACCGCTTCACGTACGCCGCGAAGGCGGCCGTCGTGCCCTGCGACAGGACGAGCTTGAAGTTGCGGAGCGTGCTCGCGTCGTGATCGGCCTGGAGGCCGTTCTGGGACGCACTCCCCGGAATGAGGTTGACGTTGATCGCGAGCTCGCCGTTGTCCTTGAGTCCCAGGAGGAACTCCTTCGACGTCGACTCCAGGTGCGAGACGTCGATCTCGCTCGCCTCGCCGCCGGGACCGTCGAAGTCGAGGACCTCGGCGACGTTGGTGAACGTCTCCGGCGGACCGTCGCCGTTGCCGCGCTTCACGGTCGTCCCTTGCGTGCGGATTGCCTGGCTCATGCTCGCCTCCCTTTACGCGGCGCCGCGCCGGCGGAGTAGGTTCTGGATCTCGTGCGCGAGGTTCTTTCCCAGGTTCGCGTCGACGACCTCACGGAGCGCGCGCTGGACCTGTGCCTGGAGGAACGCCTTCGGGAGTGACGGCCCGAAGAGCTCCTTGATCGGAAGGCGCGTCTTTCCCTTCCGCATGAACACGCCCGTGTGACCGCTCGCCATGGTGCGGATGAAGGCGCCCGGCGCGACGCCGCGGCCGCGCGGGAGCGTGTACGACACGCCGCGCCTGGTCTGGCGCGCCTTGAATTGGATCAGCGGGATCCGGAAGCCGCGAACCTGGAGGAAGGCGCGGAGGCTCGAGAACGTCGCGCGGATCGTCTTCATCGCGTCGCGCACGCGGCGAACGGGAAGGCCGGTCTCCTGCGAGGTCTCGCGGCCGGCGCGCGTCGCGACGTTCGCGATCGTACGGTTGAGCGCGCGCGTGACGGCCCGCGGCGACTGGCCGCGGAGCTCGGCGAGCGCCTTGTGGAGGTCCGTCGCGTTTACACGCACGCGGACGCTCACGCGAGGATCTCCGGGTGGCCGTACCGCTCCCAATACTTCACGACGAGGTCGACCTGGCATCCGACGAGCGAGGCGCCAGGCTCGGCCTCGAGGTGTCGCTCCTCGCCGTACGAGAGGCCGTCGTCCTCGACCAGGAGGCCGCCGAGCGTCTGGTCCTCCGGCGAGAAGATCGCGCGCTTCACGTCGCCCAAGAGCGCCTCGACCGGCCGGATCGGATCCGCGGGATCCACGTCGATCACGCCTTCGACGGTGAGCGGGAGGGTGCGCAGAATGTCGCGGCCGTTCGTGATGAGCGTCGCGGTCTCGCCTGGAACGAGCGCGAGGCGCGGATAGGCGTCCGACCTCGAGGTCGACACGCGGCCGAGCGCGACGTTCGCGCCGGCGTCCGTCGCGTACGAGTACTCGGCGCGGATCTCTCGCAGGCGCGCCATGAGCGCGTCGAGGATCCGGCCCCGCTTGTAGTCCCGGAAGGTCGTCATCGGACGAAGACCCTCGCGATCTGCGAGTCCTCGTACTCGACGCCGTCGATCGTCCAGTCCTGGGCGGCGCCGCCGACGAGCTCGACCGCGCTGACGACGGTTCCGGTCTTCACGGTTGCGATCTGGTCCTTCCGGATCGAGAGGCGCCGGCGTTGCTCGTGCGCGGTGAGCGCGGCGCCTTCCGGGAATCCCTCGACGATCGGCGAGTGCCACACGACGCGCGTCGCGATCGGAGCTCCCCCAGGCGGCGTGATCGTCGCCGGCACGCCGTACAGCGAGAAGAGGCTCGAGATCGGCGGCCGGACGTCCGTCATTTGCGAAGGGCGGCCGCCTAGATCGGCGGGAGCTCGAGGCAGATGAACTTGACCTCCGCGTGATCGGCCTCGAAGTAAAGGTTCCCGTCGGCCTGCTGCCATCCGCTCACGCCGAAGGGACCGAAGACGCGGAAGGCACCGGCGGCGATCGACTCCGCCGTGATATGGCCGACACGGCCGAGACTCGACTCGGCCGCGCTGGTGACCGTGACCGCGCGCGGGCTCGCGCCGCTGTTCTCCGCGATCAGGAGCACACGGCCCGTGTGCTTGCAGGCGTTCTTGTTCGGGACGTCGGCCGCGGTCCGCGTAAGAGCGATCCCCGCCGTTCCCCTCGGACCTGGCGCGACCTGGAGCGCGAGCACGGTACGCGGCATGTGAGAGCTCCTCCTCCCCTGGTGTCGTGCGCGCTACGCGAGCGCGGCGCCCAGGTGCACGCCGGTGAGGAGGACCGTCCCGGTCGCGGACGGGTTCGCCGCGACCTTGACCGCGATCCCCGCCTTGAAGTTGCCGGTCGTCACGGTCGTGAACCGCTTGTTCGTGTCGTCCCAGTTGACCTGGGCGCCTTCGGTCCAGGCCTGGGCCGAGAGCTTCGCGTGCGTGACGACTCCGACGCGCAGGCCGGTGAACAACTCGCCGGTCGCGGCGTCGTGCTCCGGGACGACGAGGACCTCGCCGATCTTCACGCCGGTGCCCGACACGACGCCCGGTGACGGAGCGGTGAGCGTGAGCTTCTCGCCGCGCTGAACGAATGTCTCCATGGTCCTTCTCCTTGAGTGGCCGGCGCCTCGCGACGCCGGCCGATCACCGCTCCGCGGTCAGGATCCGGCGAGGACTACGCGCCGGGGTTCTTCCACATGCCGCGCCAGTCGATCGCCTTCGCAGCGAAGTCGTGGCGCGCCTTGATCTCGAGACCGTCGACGTCGAAGCCGATCCGCGACTCGACGACCGGGCCCTCCTCGCCCTCGAGGAAGGCGTACTCGACCACGTCGGTCTGGTCCGGCGACGCGAAGAGGTACCAGGCCGTCGCGCTGGCCGCGTCGAGGCGGGGCTCGGCGATCACCTGGAGCTTGCCCGCGAATGGATTGACGCTCGTGCTCGCCGACGCGACGAGGTTCGTGCTGACGAACTGGTCGGCGATCGTCTCCTTCCCGACCGGGACCGCGAGGAACCTCGGGACGATGTTGATGTACTGCACACCGTCGAGGCCCTTCTGCGCGCGCATCGCGGCACGGCCGGCGCCGATGGACGCGATCGCGATCGCGTCCGACGAGCCGGAGAGGTTCGCGTGCGTCGCGTGGAAGAGCGCGACGCCGTCGCCCATCGTCGGGTTGCTCGTGATCTGGACCCACACGAGGTTCGACTCGAGATCGCGCGCGGCACGGCCGAAGAGCATCGTCAAGCGCGAGAAGGAGTCGGTGTCGTCGTTGATGAGCGCCTTCCGGCCGATCGCGAAGATCCGGCCGTAGGTGGCGAGCTGGAACTGCTCCTTGCCCTCGCCGATCGTGCCGCGCGTGTACTCGCCGTTCTCCGTGAGCGCCTGGAGTGACGGCGCCTCACCGAGCTGCAGACGCTTCGCGAGCTTGAAGTCAGGCAGCGTCACGCGGCGCGAGAACGGCTGGTAGGTCTGCGGCGCCTCCTCGTACGCGCGGCGGAGCGTCTTGTTCGCGACGTCCGCGAGGAGGTTGGCGTAGTCGCTGGTGGAGTGCATCCCGCCGCGCTGGTTGAGGCCGAGCGCGAGGCCGGCGACCTCCATCTTCGACATCCCGGTCGTGCGGACACCGCGCGCCTGGAGACAGATCTTCGCCATCTCCATGAGCGTGAGGCCGCGGTACGTCCGGCCGTTGTCGTCGAGCTTGAAGAGGCTCGGCGCGACGCGGTGCGAGAGCGCGTTCTCCATCCCGCGCCACATGTTCACGTGCGGATCGGTCTCCACGCTCGCGCGCGAGGCCGTCACGCGCGGCCCGCCGGCGCCGTCCTCGTTCGCGCCGATCGCGTCGAGGATCCGCGTCTGCGCGTCGAGGAGCGAGATCCCGGCGGCGATGAGCTCGTCCGCGAACGACGCGGGGAGCCGGCCGGCGCGGCACGCGCGCGTGATGCCCTGCACGCGGGCTCGCTCGCGCTCGGTGGCGCGATCGGCTTCCGTCGGCTCGGCGGCCGCGGTCCGCGCGATCGTGGGCGCCGCGGGACGACCCGGGTCCGTGGGGTCGATCACGACCTCGTCGGGAACGGTGCGAGTCGCCTCTTCGGTCGTGCCAGCAGTCGTCTCGTTCATCAGACTCTCCTTCGCGCCGCGCATGGTGATACGGCACCTGTTCGTCACGACCTTGTCGGCGTCGGGATTCTCGGAGCGGATCTTCGCGCCGTCGTCGGCGCCCATCGGGACCGCGGAGATCTCGTAGGGTTCCCAATCGACCGCGGTCCGCGTCGGAAGACCGCCTTGCTTCTTCGGCGGCGTCTCTTCGTAAGCATGGACGCGGTAGCCGACGGAGACGTTGCGGACGATCTTGTCCCGAACGTCCTGGTAGAACGGCTCGACGTCAGCGCGCCTCGAGAAGCGGACCGTCGCGACGCCGCGCTTCTTCTCGAGACTCGCGCTCTCGACGACGCCGAGAATGTCCTCGAGGCCGTACGAGCGGTGAGCGTTGAGGAACGGCGCGCCGTTGGTGAGCCGCCCCATGCGGACGTGATCGGGATCCAGGGACAGGACCTCGAGGTACCTGGTTCCCGTCATCCAGTCGAACCGCTGGACGGCCGCACCCGCCGTGAAGACGACCTCCGCGGTACGGTCTTCGGCGGCGACGGAAATGTCAGCGCGGAGCGTGAGCGGTGGTACGTCGACGACCTGCTCGAGTGGGGCACCGGGGTCGAGCGGGTTGATCAGGTCGCGCTTCTTCACGTCTCGCATCGTTGGCGAGCATCATCGCCGACGTTTTCGAGCTCGAGCGGGAGGCGGACCCGTCGTGTAACGGGTTGTGTAACGGGTTGTGTAACAGGAGAGCGGGCGCTTTTTTTACTTGACGCGGTTTCGGCGGAGCGCGTCGACCTCGTACTGCGTGACCATGCGAACCGATCGGAAACCGCGCGCCGCGTAGCGCGGCGCCGCGAAGTCGCGGTTGCGACACAGGAACGTCCGGAGCGCGCCGGCGGACGGGAAGCCGCAGCGCTCGGCCGCTTCCTCGAGCGTGTAGAGTTTCACGTCGAACGCAGACGCCTCCGCGGCCGCGGTACTCACTCGTTCTCGCCCGTGATCGTCGCGATCGCAGCGCGCCGGCCGGCGCCGAAGCAATGGCCGCAATGAATCTCCGCGCCGGGCGGCGCGAGCTCGCGCGCCTTCTCGATCCTCGCGCGGAGCGCGGCGAGCTCGCGCGCTGCCGCGCTGGCGCCGATCTTCTCGAGCGGGATCACGAGCTCGGTGGTGCTCCCCTCGCCGATCGTGCGCGGCGGATCCTTCACGACGTCGCCGGTCGCGTGGCCGTTTGTCGTCGTTGTCGCCTGGCGGTTGTTGAGCTCGTCTCCCTTGATCAACGCCTTGCTCCGTTTCGGTTGGTCGACGGCCGCGGCCGCGCGGTCGGTGCCGGCGCCGCGAGGTCCTCGTCGCCGCGTCCGGTCTCGCGTGGTTGTCCCTGCTGCGAGGTCGTGCTCGGATCGCTGTCGAGGATCACGCCGAGCGCCTTGAACTTCTTCGTCCACTCGGAGATCTCCGCGAGAAGCTGTTCCGGATCGTAGCCGCGCTCGCGCACCATCTCCGGCCAGGAGAGCGCGCCGATCCGGACCAGGCGCATGAGCGCGAGGCCTTCGCTCTCGGGATCGATGAGCGGCATCGGTTGCGGGGTCCACTCCGCGGCCGGCGCTTCCTCGAGGCCCGTGATCACCGCAGTCGTCATGGCCCATCGCCAGACGGGATCGCAGAGCTGAGGGATCAACGTCCGCCACTGAATGTCTTCCACACGCGCCCAGGCCTTGAGACGCGACATGCGCGCAGCGGAAAACGGGAGCTCCGAGAAGTCGCCGGTGAGGTCCTCGTACGTGATGCCCAGGCCGGCGGCGATAGAGCGGAGCACGGTCTCGACGTACGCGGCGTGCTCGGAGACCGTCGGCGGATTCACGATCTGGACGTCGCGACCCGGCGGGACGTTCGCGATCATCCCAGGCTCGAGCGCGTCGAGCTCCGGCGAGCCGGACGAGGTCGACGGCTGCACGACGCCGAGGCCGGGGTTCGTGCCGTCGACGTCGGTCGTGAGGACGGCGAGGCACGCGGCGATCTTTTGCTTCACGAGCGCGGCGTCTTCGTAGTCGTCGAGGTCCTTCATGCGGAGGAGGACCGGCGCGAACATGGAGACGCCGCGGACCTGTCCCGGTCGGAGCGTGCGGAAGATGTGCAACACATCCGAGGCCGGGATCCGATCGGAGGCGCCGCCGCCAGCGCCGAAGAAGTTGGCGCCGGGATGTTCGCGGAGCATCCAGTACGCGACGCGCCGGCCGATCGCGTCGAACTCGACGCCTTGAATGATCCGGCCGCCTTGCGGCGTCGTCATGCCGTCCTTCGCCGGATCGAGGAAGTCGGGCTCGAGCACTTGAAGCTGAATCGGGATCGGAAGGCGATCCTCGAGGCGCCGCGTGCGCCGTCGCACCAGAACCTCGCCCGACTCCGCCATCGTGCGGACGATGAGCTTCTGGAGGCCAGCGAAGTCGTGACGGCCTTCGGCGTCGCACGCGGTCGTCTCCGCCCAGGCCTTCCAACGATAGTTCGCGACGTTGATCGACGCTTTCGACGCGGTGCCCGCCTTCGCGCGGGCGGAGATCCCCCATCCGACGACGTGATCGCTGAGCGTCGAGAGCGCGCTCTCCGCGTACGGGTTATTGCGGACCAGGTCGCGAGCCGCCTCGCGGATCCGCACGTGACCGGACGCGACGGCCGCGTTCGCGTCGCCGCTCGAGCGGCGCCATCCCTGGGTTCGCCGACCGACCGACGCCGCCTCGTAGTGCCGGGCGAGCTGCTCAGCGGCGATCCGTGCCCGCTGCCGTTGCAGCGTCCAGCGCGGCGCGAGCGGCGCGGTGATCCGGTCGATCCAGGACGTCGCGGTCGTCACACGCCTTTGCTATGCGCCGCGAGGCGCGTCCTGGGGGTGCCGGCCGCGGCCGCGACCTCGGCAGCCATCACCGAGCGAAGCTTGAGGAGATCGTCGAGGGATCGGTGACGGACGGAACGGTCGCCGAAGGATGACTCCTCGACCGATTGCGTCGCCTTGATCTCGGCGTCGAGCGCGTCGAGGTCCGCCTGTGTGTACGCCGTCGCAGTCCCCTCCCCGCCCCTCGTGCGTGTAAACGCGCGAAACGATCGTGCAGGATATTACCACAATCGGTGAATCCCGCTTCACCGGCGGAGCCATCCGCGGCCGCGATCGCCGAGCCAGGACGAGGTCCGGATCGGCCGCGGCGCCGGCGGAGGAGGCGACGGCCGCGGCACCGGATCGGCCGCGATCGTAGCGGGCTCCGCGCCGGCCTCGAGCTCGTCGGCCTCGAGGTCGACGTCGGCCTGGTCGTCCGGCTCCTCGGCGCCGACGCTCGCCTCGAGGACGAGCCAGTCGCTCTCCGTGAAGCGGTCGATCCCGACGACCGTCGCGGCCGCGCGAGCGTACACGCGCGCGTCGAGTACTTCGTTCCTGCGACCGGGGATCAACGTCCACTCGAGGCGCATGAAGCCGCGGCGCGTACGGACGCGAACGAGCTGCTCCGCGGTGAGCTCGCGGAAGTACGCCTCGCCCCATTGCGGGAAGTGACAGAAGCCCGGCGGAGGCGCGACACGGTCGTCGAGCGGCGCCTCGAGGCGGAGCCAGGCGTAGAGCTCGCTCTTCGCGACGCCGCCGCTCACCGGCCAGACTTTGTATCCCCGCTTGAGCTTCTTCCCGCGGATCGTCACGTCGACGGGCGACGGCGCGGAGACCAGGACGCCGCCGGTCTCCTGGCCCTTGATCGCGATCACGCGCGACATGGGATAGCGACGCGCCCAGGTGTAGACCTGGCTCGTGTTGTAGCCGGAGTCGACCGCGAGCGTGCGGATCGCGAGCTCGACGCCGTTCGCGTGCGGATACGCTCGGGCGAGGAGCGCGTCGAGATCCTTCCACGGACCGTTGACGAGATCGGCCGTCTCGCCCGGGAGCGTCGCGTAGTCCACGGACCACGACTCTTTACCGCGGCCCCATCCGACGACCTCGTACACGAGTCGATCCTTCTGCACGTCGACGCCGGCGGTGAGGAAGAGCGCGCGTCTCGGGACCGTCGCTTGCGCGTACTCCTCGCGCCGCTTGTAGAGAGGCTCCCAGGCCGGCGCTTCACCGCGCTCCGCCCACGTCTCGCCGAGCACGGTGTTGACGAAGGCCTGGAGCGTCTCCGGTCCGCCGCGGTTCGCTTCGATGAACTCCGCGGCGATCTGCCCCCACGTCGCGTTGGGGCTGTAGCTATACGCCGCCCAGATGTGGAACGACGCATGACGGTTGTGCTCCGTGAAGTGCTCGGGTTTCTCCGCGCGCCACTCGCCGGCCTCGATCATCCCGCGCTTCTCGCGGTGCTGGATCTCGCACCCGTTGACCTCGCACACGAAGTACGCGAGCGCCGGCTGGCCCTCCGGCCATCGGAGGTTCTTCATCTTGAGGACCTGGAGCTCGCCGCACTCGGGACACGGGACGTAGTAGCGGCGTTGATCACCGGCGCCGAAGAGCTCGTCGATCTTGCTGTGGCCGTCGATTGTCGGGGTCGAGCCCGCGAGGATCTTCCGGTTCCAGTAGTACTCCGTCCGCCGAATGCCGAGCTTGATCGGATCGCCTTCGTTGCCCGCGCTCGCCGGATAGCCGTCGACCTCGTCGAAGATCACCACGCGCCTCGAGGTCCTGCGGAAGCCGCGCGGCGAGTTGGCGCCGACGAGCGAGAGAGATCCGCCGGAGAATCGCTTGTCGTTGATCGTGTTCTCGCTGTTCCGACTCTTCGCCTCGGAGACCTTGCCGCGGAGGACCGGGACCTCCGCGATCATCGGCGCGATATCTTCCTTCGAGTGCTTCTTCGCCTCGTCGATCGTCGGCTGCACGACGAGGATCGGGCACGGATCGTGGTCGATGAAGTAGCCGATCGCGGCGCAGAAGCATTTCGTGTAGCCCACGCGGCTTGATTTCTTCCAGGTGACGCGCTCGACGCCGGGATCCGTGATCGCGTCCATGACGCCGCGCTGGTACGGGAGCGTCGACCATCGGCCCGCGTTCGCATCGTCGCTCGGAAGGACGAAGTGCTCGTCCGCCCACTCGGAGAGGCGGAGCCGACGCGGCGCCTGCCAGGTCGACATGATCCGCGCGTCGAGGACGTCGAGACCCTCGACGATCACCGGTTGGCGATCTCCAAGAGGACGTCCGCGTGGCACGGCGCGCCCACGGGACACCAGCACGCGAGGTTCTTGCCGCGCAGCTCTGCGAGCTCGTGGCGGAGCGCCGAGAGGTAGAGCTCTTGGAGCTGAACCTCGGCTTTGCTCGTGAGGTTGAGGTATCCCGAACACATCAGCTGGAAGAGCTCCACGCAACGCGCGCGCGTGCCGTCCACGCCGACGACGAACGGATTGCCCCACTTCGAGGGGCGGCCGACGTAGACGGCGCCGTCGGGGATGCCGCCGCCCTTCTTGCGCGTGCGCTGAACACGGAGCGGCGTCGTCATCACGTCCCTCCTGGAATCTTCTCGAGAGCAAGCCGCGCGCAGACCTCGTCGAGGCCGCACGCGCACGGGGGCGCGCAGTCTCCTTGGTGCCGGAAGTACGAGCGGATCTCCGCCGGCGTCGGAAGCGGCGCCGTCGAGAGCTCGTCGAGCGCGTCGCGGATCAACGCCTCGAGGACGACCAGGTCGGCGGCGCCCAGGTGAGGAAGCCGCGCCTTCGCGCGCGACGGGAGGCCGAGGAGCTTCGTGCGCGCCGCGATGATCCGCGTCCGCTCGCGACGCTCCGCCTCGTCCTTCTCGATCAGGCGGCCGGCCTTCACCGCGTTGTCCCGCTCGATCGCCTCCGCGCGCGCGTTGCGCTCGCGCAGCGTCGCGTCCATGAGCGGCGACGCGATCCTCGAGCCGGATCCCGCCGGCGTCGGCTCCTTCGCGTGACCGTTCGGCGCGGCCGCGGTCGGATCCGTCCCGACGGCCGTCACGTACGGTCGCGTCGCCTCCTGCCACTCCTGGGCGGCGAGCTCGGCGTCGACGATCACGACGCGGCCGCTCGCGAGCGCTCGTGTCGAGCGCGAGAGCGCGCCGGCCTGGATCCGCTGCTGCACGGCCGTGTGTGTGACGCCGAGCCACTTCGCGAACGCGCGTTGAGAGATCGTCCCCTTCGGCGCCGGCCCTCGATCGCTCACCCCCGCGGCCGCCAGATCTCGACCGCGCGTTGTGCGACGCGGATCTCGCGCTCAAGGTCGACCTGGCGCATGCGCTCAAGGCGCGCGACCCGACGCTCGAGCGCCTTCACCTGCTCGCGGATCTCGGCCAGGCCCTCCCCGATCTGGCGACGGAACGCTTCGAACGCGTCGGCTGTGATCTCGTCAGCCATGCGTTGCTTCCTCCTGGCGGTAGACGACGACGTCGTCATGTGCGCTCTCGCGCCGGAAGGCGACGTCGAGGAACCGGATCCGATCCGGGATCGAGGTGAGCGCGAGCTCGATCTCGTGAACCGTTCGCTCGGTGATGAAGCGGACCTTCACGGCGACGCCTCGACGTAGAACGCGCCGGCGTCGTCGGTCGCACGCACACGTCGGAACGTCGTCGTCCGCTCCTGGCCCGTCGTCCAGTTGCGGATCTGGAGATCGACGACGTCCGGCATCGCGCCGCCAAGGTTCAGCTCGACCTCGAGCTTCCCTCCCTGGTTGTCGACGAGCGTGAGCTTCATGGTTTCCCCTCGATCGGTGAATCATGCGCACGCTCGAGCGCCAGCCGATGCAGTCGCGAGAACGTGATCGCGCCGAAGTGCTCCTCGACGATCGGCGCGGACCTCCCGGGCCCAAGCTGGACCACGCCGGCGGCGTTCACCTGGTACAGGCCGACCGAGACCGGCTCGTCGCCGTGCAGCTTGATCCACGCGACCCGCCGGCCGTCGATAGGCTCGCCGTCGATCTCGAGCGCGAGGCCTTCGGCGCGCCATCCCTCCCGCGCATCCGCGATCCATTCCGGCCTCGGAGGTCGCACGAGCGCGTGCGGGTTGTCGAAGTACTCCGGTCCGCCTTCGATCGTCATCGCCGGCCGCGCCTTAGCGTCGCTCATGGGGCCCTCCCCTGTGGGACCTGTGGCAAGAATGCCCCAGGTCGGATTCTGGACGAAAATCGCGCCGGCGCTCACC